GAAGACCAACAACCCCGCGCACAGACTCGACGGTGAGCAGTTCGTTGTCAAGACCAAGCGCAAGCCAAACGCCAGGAAGGGCGGGGACATTTACCTGTATGAGCTCTATGGCGCAGCATCAAAGAAGGGCGTGCCTTATACTTTCCTCTCAGATGAATTGATCAAGTTATGACAGCTAAGCAATTTCTGAAACAGTATGAAGAGGCATCTATCAAGGCCAGACAGCACAGAGAGTACTACGAGAAGCAACTCGCACAGATAGGCTCTGTCAGCGTGAAGATGGACGGCATGCCTCACGGATCCAATATATCAAGACCCACGGAAGAGGATGCGCTCAAGTTAGCAGATGCAGCACTCAGGTGGAAGGAGGCCGAGCTCGATGCGATAAGGCTCAAGGATAAGGTCTATAGCCTTATTTGGGATATACCGGGCATCGAGGGACAGGTCCTGTATGAGCGATACATCAATCTTCATAAGTGGGAAGAGATTTGTATACTGCTGCACTATTCATGGCAGGGGATTCACCTCGTTCACAGACGAGCCCTCGCTATTGTCGAGAATAGATTGAAATGTACTATCCTGTCGTGATTTAGTGTAGGAGGAAAATAAGGACAGCGAGAGAGTCGGGATCACCGGCTCTTTTGCTTTATGGAGGAATTATGGCTAATCCGAAAGGCAACCCTAACATTGTTGAATATGGCAAGGCGACGCGTTTCGGAACTGAACGCGGCTGTAGCGCGGTTGTTGCTGGCGATTTAGGCAACAAATCACAGGAGAATGCCCGCAGCTATTATGAGATCGCAAAGGGTGAAGTCTCTGACGAGACAAGGCTTGCGCACATCAGGATGCTGGAAGAACGAGCCTTGAATGGAGACATCAAAGCACTTGAGCTTCTGCTGAAGATCCTGAAGGAGTATGAAGACAAGGTCAGCGTAGAAGGCAGCGGAATAGAGATAAAGGTGCACAATGTCGAGTGATATGTATGTCAACGGTGCGTATCATCCGTATCTGTATGACTACGAGCACCGGTATGAGGTCTACTATGGCGGAGCCGGTTCCGGGAAGTCTGTGTTCATAGCGCAGAAGATCCTGCTCAAGGCGCTCAAGGACAAGCGCAAGGTGCTGATAATCAGAAAGACCCTCAACTCGCAGAAGGACTCGTGCTGGAGGCTGATGCTTGAACAGCTGAGCGACCTCAACATCAGACAGCTCTGCAAGGTCAGAATAACCGACTTTGCGATAGAGCTGCCGAATGGATCCACGCTCCTCTTCAAGGGCCTCGACGATGCTGAGCGCATCAAATCCATTGTCGGGATCACGGACGTCTGGATCGAGGAGGCCACGGAACTCATCGAGGAGGACTTCGACCAGCTTGACCTGCGACTCAGAGCCAGAGCGTCCAACCTCCAGATGTTCGTGTCCTTCAATCCGATAAGCAAGGTCAATTATGTTTACCGGAAGTGGTTCAGCGAGACTGCGCATGTCGGTGATGACACGCTGATAGTCAAGACCACATACAAGGACAACCGCTTCCTTCCGGAGGAGTACATCAAGAGCCTCGAGCAGAAGATACACACGAACCCAACGTATTACCGCATCTATGCGCTGGGTGAGTTCTGCAGTCTCGATAAGCTGGTCTATAACAACTGGCGGGTGGAAGCGTTTGAGCCGCCGACGGACGGCAAGCTGATAGTCGGCCTCGACTTCGGCTTCACGAACGACCCGACGGCAATAGTCGCGTCAATAGTGAAGGATGATGACCTCTTCATCTTCAAGGAGTACACAGGCACCGGCAAGACCAATCAGCAGATAGCCGACATCATCACGAGCATGGGCTTCGCGAAGAGTGTGATCATAGCAGACTCGGCTGAGCCTAAGAGCGTGGCAGAGATACGCAGATGCGGTATCCAGCGTATAAGGGAATCGGCAAAGGGCAAGGACAGCATCATCCACGGCATCCAGCGCCTTCAGGGCTACAACATGATAGTGCATCCGTCTTGCGAGAACATCATCATGGAGCTCGAGAACTATTCGTGGATAAAGGACAAGGCGACAGGCGAGTACACCAACAAGCCTATCGACATGTTCAACCACAGCCTCGATGCGCTGCGCTATTCGCTTCAGGCGCTCGACCAGCACAAATTCACAGCAGTGGACAAGTCCTTACTCGGACTATAGGAGAACAAAATGTATCAGATCGACAGAAACGAAGAACTGACCACAGAAAGGCTCGGGAAGATCCTTGCAGACTTTCAGACACACGAGCTTCCCAAGCTGAACAGATACTACAACTACTACGCAGGGAAACAGGCCATCACAATGAAGCAGGCGACCGACACCGGCAAGCCTTGCAACATCGTGGTGGTCAATTACTGCTACAACATCGTCATGAACTATCTCGGCTATATGACAGGCATCGAGATAGGTTATGACAACGACGGACGCTTTGACGAGATACTCGATGTGCTGAAGTACAACGATGTCAAGGCGGAAGATTCAGAGTTCCTCCGGAACGCGCTGATATTCGGCAGAAGCTTCGAGATCAACTACATCGACGAAGGCGGCAAGCAGCGCTTCCGCACGCTGGATCCGCGTGAGTGCGTGCCGATCTATGACAACACGCTAAACAACGAACTGCTCTACGTGGTGCGCTTCTACAGCGAGGATCTTGTGAACAAGTCGCAGGAGAGCTACATCGTCGAGGTCTACTCGGACAGCTCGGTGACCCGATACCGTTCTGCGGCAGGATTTGCATCGTTCCTGCTTATTGGCGAGGAGCCTCACTTCTTTGACCAGTGTCCTGTGACGGTCTTCAGCCTGAACAAGGAAGAGGTGAGCATCTTCGACAAGGTCATGAGCCTTCAGGACGCATATAACGAATTGCTGTCGAGCGAGGTGGATGACTTTGAAGCATTCGCAGATGCGTACCTGGTACTCAAGGGCATCACGGCAGACGAGGACGACCTTGTCAGCATGAAGGAGCATCGTGTCCTGATGATGGACGCTGATGCCGATGCGCAGTATCTGACGAAGAGCATAGGCGACACGCAGATACAGAACATGCTGCAAAACGTGAATGACCAGATACACAAGATAAGCGCGTCACCTGACTTCAATGACGACAAGTTCATGGCACAGTCGGGCATCGCGATGCGCTACAAGCTTGTAGGCTTTGAGAACGCGGCATCTGCCATCGAGTCGAACATGAAGAAGGCACTGCAGAAACGCATAGAGCTGATATGCGGAATCCTCAACCTTGTAGGAGGAAGCGGTGAGGAACTCTGGCGTGAGGCACAGATAACCTTCACAAGGAACCTGCCGAGCGACCTCACACAGACGGTGCAGATAGTGAACCAGCTCCGCGGCATCGTATCGCAGGAGACTCTGCTGACACTGCTTCCGTTCGTGCAGGATGTCGATGAAGAGATGAAGCGCGTCAAGGCAGAGAAAGAGGAGAGCATGGAACTGTACAACTTCGGAGGCGTAAACGATGACGAGGGACGAGATCAGGAACCTCCAGAAGAGGAATAAGGCCTACTGGAAGCGGCGTGAGATGCGTCAGAGGACGCACCTGTATGACAAGACAGTCACGGAGCTCGACACGGAACTGGGCAGACAGTATCTGCGGGTAAGCAAGATACTGAAGCGTGAGTTCCTGAGCACCATCGAGGAGCTCCGGAACAAGGACGGCGTGATCACACCGAGCGACCTGTACAAGTCGGGTCGATACTACAAGCTGATGAATCAGGTCAACGAGGAGCTGTCCAACCTTGCGCTGAAGCAGACAAAGGCCATCGAGAGCAAACTGGTGGACGTCTACGAGGAGCAGAGCCTCATAGAGAAGAACGTACTCGGTGACCGCTTCGGCCTTTATTCGACCGTAGACACCGAGGCGGCGAAGCGCGTAGTGAATGAGCTATGGTGCAACGACGGCAAGGGACTCAGCGACAGAATATGGCACAACAAGGACCTTACGGTCAACAGGCTCGAAGAGAGCCTTTTTGATTTCGTCTCAAGAGGCCAGCCGACGGCTCAGCTGACGAGCGACCTCATAGCCGATCAAATCGGGCAGACTGCTGCTGAATTCGGCAGCGTACTCGATGACGACTTCCGCGAGGCATACAACAACGCAAGGCGCCTCGTCAGAACAGAGACGGCGCGGATCCAGAACAGGGCAACTCAGGACAGATACAAGGAAGCGGGCTTCACGAAGTACCGCATCCTTGCGGAGCCTGACTGCTGCGAAGTATGTGATGACCTGCAGACACAGGTCTTCGACATAGATGACCTCGTACTCCCGGCACATCCCAATTGCCGGTGCGCGATGGTCGCAATAACAGAATCACTACAGTGAGGGGCTGGGTAAGACACCCGCAACTCGAAACAGAAAGGAAGGGCTGACATTCATGGCAGAACTTGAAAGCACCAACACAGGGGCAGAGCAGAACGCATCTGA